AGGACTCTGCGTCTTCTGCAAGAGCGCGACCTGCGTCAGCGGTTACGGGCTCGAACGAACCAGCAGCCTGAACACGGTCAACATCGTCAACCTTGAACGAGAACGCCTTTTCCTGGTTGATGGCAAGCGACTGCGTTGAGTCGGACAGTGCATCAATGGTCAGAACGCGGCTTGTTGCGTAGTCCTGAATCGAAGGCGTGGTGATACCGGTGATTTTGACGATGTTGCCGGGTGCAACTTCGCCCTCATACTGCATGTTGAGCGTTGGGATAATTGCCTGTGCAGTCTTGAAGTTTTCAAGAATTGCACTCGACCAGATGGTCGGGATGAAGTTTGTAACAGCCATGCTGAAACAACTCCTTTCTATTGGTTAGTGAATGCCCAGAACATCGTTCAGGCGTCCAGCCTTGCGGGCTGTGTTGATTTCCGAGGGGGACATGTTGTCCAAGTCCGCGGCCGTCAATTGACCCACCTTTTCATTGGCTGGTTGACCCTGATTGACATCGGGGGCAAGGGTTTTGGTTCTTGACTGATTCGCAATGAGCGACAACAGTAGTTCTGCCTCAGCCTCTAACTCTTCAAGAGTCGAGCCCTTCAACAGAGCGGTGGCTTCGCCAGGGATGCCCTTCTGAGTGGCAACCTCGTAACGGAGTAACTTTGCAGAGGCCTCAGAAGCCTCCGCTTTAGCCTGAGTCAGTTCTTCAGCAAGGCGCTCCTGAACTGGCTTGAGTGAGGCTTCGTACTCGCGCCATTTAGCGGCATCGTCGTTGTCAGCCTTTGAGGCCTTTGCACGATTCTCCCACTTGCGAGCCTCTGCCTTCCAGTCGGTGTCCACTTTCGATTCACCCTGCGGCTCTTCGATTACTGGGACCTCAATGGTCGGCTCTTCAGTTGTATTGAGTTCATCACTCATTAGCGGTTCCTTTCCCATGCGGGATGTATTCAATCAGCCATGCGGCTGTTTCCCGGCGTAATTGCCGAAAGTCTTTAGTCTTCGGGGACATCCCCGACGGGCGTGAAGTCAACGAGTTGATCCAGGAAGTCCACAGCCGAAGGCGTGGTCAATTCACCGGTCTCCTTGTTTACGAAGTAGAGAAGGTCATCGTCGTTGGCGAAGTTTTGGTCGTTGTCGACTAACCACTCGCGAGCGCCGACTGCCAGGCTCCAGAAGGTTTCGTTCTCCCAGCCGTAGTCAGCGACATGGAATGTGCCGCGTTGTTCATCCCAGTTGCGGCCTTCCGCTTGCTTCACTATTGCGCGGGCTTCTGCGAATTGGATCATGCTTGCACCTCGGCAACAGCAAGCCTGTCTAGTTCCTTTGCGACATCCAACTGGCGATTTCCAACGCGATCGCGGGCCAAGCGTAGATTGCGTTCGATTTGGTCGTAGTATTCGGGACGGACTTCTTTGTCGCCCTCAAAGAGAACTTCAATGGAACATCGGCAGTGGTTGTGCCAGTTGACGGCGTAGTCGGAAGTTCTTGTGCTGTTACGACCGTACCCGCCGACCGCTAGGGACTTACAGAACCCGCAAGCATTGAACTCAGCCACGCGCTGGACTTTTTTCACCGATTCGTCCAGCCCCGAGTTGAATAACATTGTGTCTCGGTTGTATTGCGCGATCGTCCGAGTGATCGCATTCTGGCCGGCTAAAGATGCAGAGTCGAAGCCATTACTTGCAAAGACTTTCATCATCTCGTTCAATACCGGGTTCGACAGCGTGACAGCGTCAAAGTTCGGAAGCGTTGCTTTATAGATGCGGCCCGAGGTGACAGCAGTGGCGTAACGGGTTGAGCGGGCATACGCTTGCCCACTGCCGGCCATGTTTTCGTGAACTTGATACCAGAGATCGCGTGAAGCGTCATAGTGATCCATCGCGGCAACAGCGTTGACCCTGCCCCACTTGTCAACAATGGGCGAAAGTACCCGCCGAAGGAATCCTCCGAATGTTTGACGGTCAAGTTCCGCGCCCGTCAAGAAGACTCTTTGCGCGTTCTGCATTGCAAGCGCGTTGACCCGAGCAAGCGTTGACTGATTCCTTTGCGCCAGAAGATAGCGGGCTCTCGCATAAGAGACCGTCTGACCCTGGAACTCAACCATTTCTGGCAACTACTGAGCCCCTCCGCCAACGGCGCGAGCCGCGTCCGCAAGATTCTGCACTAGCGTGTTTGCCTGAGCGCGGTCCTTCTCAGCCTTCAGCACTTGCTTGTCCGACTCACTCAGCCCGATGCGGTTGTAAGTCACATCCGAGTCAGGAGTGAGCACCCCGGCTGCAATAAGTTTGACAGCCTCGTCAGCGGCGGCCGCCCGAGTCGGGGTCGAAGCGTCACGCCAGATCGGCCGAACATTCATCATGTCCGCCGGCACTTCGCCGTCGCGAACCAACAGGGCAAGGCGAGCAACCTCAGCCCAGGTGCGACCGAATTGCTTCTGACGGCGTTCAGCCCTCTTCACGAGTCGCGCTTCCATCTGGCGGATCGCGTCGGCGCTTGCGGGGTTGTCGGTCTGATAGCCGAGATAAGACGCAGGGATCGCGGTCTCGGCGGCGATGAGTTGTGCGTAGGCGCGAATCTGTTCAAAGTATGGGGCGGGCGAGTTGGCTGAGAATTGTCCAACGGTCGGAAGGACTCCATCGTCGTCGTTGTAGGGGACGCCGAGGACGCGGCCCTGGATAACGCTCCACGGGTTTAGTTTGTTGCCGTCGGCGTCAAGGAACATGTCCTCTTTTGCGCCCATAATGTAGCGCTGAGGTGAGGAGTAGAACTCCCGAGCGACCTCGGCTCCGAGGAGCGTTCGCATTGCTGAGTCGGTGTACGAGCGGACTGCTCGAGTAATCTCTGAGCGGCCGTAGGGGTCTCCAGATCGCGGGTTGTTGATTAGCGGTGAGACTGGTACGCGGCCGAGGTTGTGGACATCGCGTCCGACCTCAATGAAACTGGCGTTGTAGCGTTCAAAGTAGATCGTCTCATTCTCAAGGTATAGCGAACCGGCTGTTACATCTCCGAAGTCGTCAGAGTTGACCAAGATTGCCGCGGCAATGCGGCGTGAGCGCATGTCGTAGATGGCGGTCGCCTTCTTAGGGCTCTCAATAGTGATCAGCGGATCGGGCTCTCCGTCGCGGCCTTTGCCAACAAAGACGAAGCCTGTCCCGTAGACCAGGGCGTCCTTGTGGCCGAGTCCGGACTCAAGGTCCAGTTCGTTCATCTGATAAATTTCGTTGAGGCCATAGTTGTCGTTGATGTATCCCTCGAAGTCAAGGCGCTCCTCAAGAACATCCACGGCGGTCCCAGCCCATCCGACAACAGATCGGATAAGTTTCAGGGATGGCGGGATGGAGATGTTGAGGTCTTTGAGGTGTTGCTTGCCCTCGTAGTATTGCTCTTTTACATCGTTAGACCGATGGTGAAGTGACAACTTTGTAACTAGGCGCTGGACTAGCCCTAGTTCTTCAGGAGTTAGGCTCATAGAATCGTTGCTCTCTGCGGTTTCTTCTGGCGGTCTTTAGTGGCGTGGCGCGCTCCGTTGGCTAGAACGGCGCATGCGAGGAGGTCGATTTTGCGAGGAGAGTTCCTCTTCTCCTTGCGGAAGGAACCGGCCTCTGTAGCCACGGCGTTGAGGACATGGCGTTGAAGTGTTGGGTCGCCATCGTGGCCGATGTCTTTCGCGACTAGGTCTGCGATAAACTGTTGGGCCATTGGCGCAATGCGGTGATTCGTTGGAGGAATGCGCTCTACGCGGCGCTTCCACTTCTGGGACCAGGTAAGAACATCTGGCTCGTAGAACGAAGGATCGCACCACAGCATCCGAACTTGATAGGTGTTGAACATCTTGTCGATGGCGGCGTTGACATCGTCTCGCGAAACAACCCAGTCTGGATCGTTGGGATCGGGTTCAAAGACTGCCAGAACTTTCATGACGCCAGTCTCGACATCCATTGCAACGAGCCCTGTTGCGTCTCCAGAGACCGATCCATCGAATCCAGCCGTAATCGTTGCGCCTGGCTTGATGCTTTGTTCGCTCAACGCCTCTGTCCAGAAGTGCGGGGAGATAAAGTCTTCTCCAGCAAGTCTGACCCATTGGTTTAGGCGGTATCTCTGGAATCCTGCAAAGCCAGCGGAACCAGCGGCCGAGATGGATGCTTCAAAGTCTCCGATGTCAAGAAGGCCTTCTGCAAGGTTCGGGTTAGCGCGACGCCAGATGACTGGATCGGTCGGATCGTCGTCTTGACCGGCTTCCCACCACCAGAACCCGAAGGCTGGGTCTTCAACCTCACCCTGCGCAATGCGCTTGCCGTACTCGTAAAGACTGCCGAGGAGAGTGTCGGTGTTGCCTCCCGCTGTGGTGATCGCCACGGCAAGGGACTCGGGTCGGTCTCCAGACGC